TAAAAATAAAAATAAAATTAATTTTTTCATATGTAATATTTAATTAAAATTTGCGAGTCATTTTCTATTGTCATTTTAAAAGTGACCGTGTCTTCTGTCTGTGTAAAAGTATTTAAGTCAGTTTCAAAACCTGTTTGTTCTATGTATTGAATATATCCATCAACATATGCATCTATCGCAATTGCATTAGTTGGTAATATATAATCCTGTCCTAATCCTGCAAATCTTTTTGAATAAATTAACGATATTATTGCAAGAGGTTTGTTTTTTATGTAGTCATCTTGTGTATCATCTTCTTGTAAAAAATCAGGTTGTACGTTTTTTTCAGCATCTGCTTGTAAATTTTCAAGTTTTAATTTTTCCGTATCCGTATAATCATTACTCGATAATCCTTTGCCTGTAATTTTATCAACTTTACTGTTATACAACTCTGTATTCATAGTATTTTGATTTCCAAACGCAGTCCTTAAGGCATCGCCTAAATTATCGTTTGGACTCGATATGTCGTGAATTATTTGGCTCATGGTCTCATCCAGTTAAATGAAGATTTCGCTTTTGTTTGGTCTGGACTTATCCATTCAGGCAAATTTAATGAATTTAAATATTCTATCAATTTATTTTCTAAACCAATTGCTAATTTTTCGTATTTATCAGCCATTTTATTAGTTTTATCATCAAAAATTTGCTCTGTTTTTTCTGGCGTAACTAAATAAACTCCATTTTGCGAAACCTTAGGTACTCCTAATTGAAGATAAAAACTACAAGTAAAATAAGCTAAAATAGTAGCAACATAATCGTTATAAATTGTCAAATAATCACCCGCTAAAACTTCATTTTCATAATCAGAAACTATTTTATTATATAAATCATTGCCTAAAATGCGCTTAATTTCACTATTTTGAGCCATAAATATAAACGGATTTATAGTATCGTTGTCTATATTTCCATCAAAACCGCTTAATCTTGCGATATCATCTATTGATATTAGTAGTTTAATCATTTTTTATAAGTTTTTCTTGTCCGAAATTTACAAAATCAATATCGCAATTTGGCTCTATTTTTTTAAATATTAAATTTAAAGCATCTAATATTATTTCGCGCATAGGATTTATAACTCCTAAATACAAAGAGTCTGTGGCTGTTGCAATTTCATCAGCATTATTTGAAAAACCACTTGAGCCGGGTCTTTGAAATAATATGTTCATTGCTGAGTGAGCCGCCATTAGTTTTATCTCTGCCGTTTCGTCATAAGTCACAAATTGCTCATTACGTCCTCGTGGTTCAATTGTATCAACTACAATCGCTTCTTCTGCCGAATCATTTACTGAAATAGTAACCCCGTCAGAATTTTCAGTACCAGTCCATCCCTCTTTAATTTCGGTTTTTAAAGCTTCTTTTTCTTCATCAGACATCATACCTCCGTTATTAACGTTTATGATTGTCTTACCTTGAAAACCACGTGTAACATGATTTACTGCATCATCAATTAAAGCACTTTCTATTTTAGCACTTTTTAATCCTGAAAACCAATCTGGAAAAGGAAAATAAGGTTCTGAACTTAATTGTTTAATATGCATTATTTCAATCCCTACACTATCGCCAAACATTGGGTAAAATTTAGGAGGAAATTGGTATTTTCTTGAATAATCCCAACAATACCAATAACCATTCACTTCCATATATTCCCTACTTTTAGGGTCAATATCAATATTCAATCCTATTTGCGAAACAGGTGTATGTTTTATTTTTATTGGTTTATTTTGAAAGTTTATTATCTGTGGAAAAGCTGAACCAGCTAATTTAAAATCATGACAAATTAAACGTAAATCTGATTTAGAAATATAATCGTGAGGATTAATTAATCCTTTTTTATCTTCAAGTCCTTTACCTACTATATAATTAACAATTGTTTTAATTATAAATGCATTTGTAGGGCTGTCATCAAATGCATCTTGATACTTTTTAAAGTTTAAATTATCAATACCATTCAATGTATAATGCGTTCCTACTGCTGGCTTTGTAATACCAGTTTCGTATGCAGAAAATTCAAAATGTTCTATTTTCATTTGTAAAATTTATTATTAGTAATTTTTGAATAATCCTGTATATTTTCATTTTCCGAAACAATAATTATTTTACCCAAATATACGATTTCATCCGTTAAGTTTTCAACTAATTTATAAGATAATTTTTCGCCAATTTTACCATTAGGGAAAGAAGCTAAAAGCACCTGATAATTTTCGTTTGGTAATTCAGAAACGCTTGCTAAAACTTCTTGTGTTTTATTTGCTGTTTCGTTAATTATCTTAAACTTATAATCTGAAAAAACATCAAGTGTTTTTCTTGGCACAATTTCAAAAGTAGGTGAAGTATTTTGTTTTAGAATATCCATTTTTTTAAATAAAAACCCTCCCTATATCTAAGGAGGGTTAATTAAAATTAATTCAAAATGTATTATGCAATAGCTAAAAGAGCATCTTGGTAATCAGAAACCGCTGGTGCTGTTAAAACATACATCAATTCAGCTTCTTTGGAGTTGATTGTAATTGTGAATCCTTGAGTATCGGAACCGCCAACAATTGTCATTATATCGCATCCATTTTTAGAGCCTAAAACGTATATTTTACCGTTATAATCTTCAATAAAAACAGTTTTTAAATATCCTGAGTCTGTTTGAATTTCTTTTCTTAATTCGTCATCGTTTCCAGCCACGAAAAAAGTATTAACTCCAACATATTCATTTGTTCTTGTGGCTTCATCAAATGAACCTGTTTCAACTATGTTGTTACCAGTAGCCTTAACTTCAACTCTTGCGATACATGGTGCTGTCGTCATAGAAACAGGAAGTATAAGAACTCCTGTCGCTGTATTTACAACGGGGTCGCTTGCCAAAAAAGGTGCTAAACCAATAGCCTTAACCCCCTTCATAGGGGCTTTTCGGCTAATTAAACGTGATTTTGTCAATCCCATAATTTAGTTTTTTATAAAATACTATCCCCCGTAAAGAGTGATATATCTTTGATTAGTTACCCAAGTTGCAACTGATTGTACATTTTTATACCACATTTGCAACGCTCCATTTGCTACTTGTCCTGTGTTTAAAGATGATAAGTCGCCCATTAAATCCATAAGTAATTTTAAGTAACGAGGGTCAGCGCAAATCATAAATCCAACTAAAGGTTTAAATTTAACTTCGATACCTTGAAAGTAAACTTTAGATTGTAAAGTATTATCAGCAAAATCAAAGTTTTTATTAGATGAAGCACCAACGCTATTATTAGCAGTTCTCATGAATTGTCTATGTGCTAAAGGCGCATAAATAACAGGCGGATTTGCGGGGTCGGCTAATACCAAAGGGTCTAATGCAGTGTACAATTTACCATATTCAGCAGCGATTGTAGCAAGTGTATAGCTGAAATAGTCAATACTTTTTTGTAGTCACCTAAACCAGCACCCGGAACAGCTTTTGATTGTGATGCATTATACAAAATTGTAGCCGGCAAAGAGTTAAACAAGTTTGTAGGCATTGCAGCGGCTAAAGTTTGCGCACCAGCTGAAATTGAACCCTGAGCAGCACCTGGAGTTAATGCAGCAATAGCGGCTTTTTGAGCAGTAGTGGCGCCATCCCATAAAGCACTTTCCATTTTAGCGGAAATTGCAGGGGTAATAAATTGTAAAACTTTGTTGTCAAACTCGCTTGATACTAAGTTAAATGCACCACCAGCCATTGATTTCTCGAAACGTGTATCCAACAAAGTAGATTCATCAACAACATCTGAAAATTCAACTCTTACGTTTGTAACAGGCGTTCTGTCAACTTGATAAGTAGCTGTGCCATCTGCAGAAACTGCTGAAGTACTTGCTGCTTTCATGTTTACGGTTACTTTACTTTCGTAAACTTCCGTTCCTGATTTGTGGTTTTCAGATATAAAAATATCTCTCTCACGGAATGTACCCCAGTCCGCATAGATTTCGCTTTGAATTTCTTCAAGTTGCGATTGTG